GCCGCCGTGAGCGATGCCGGCAACACCCGCCAGCGCCCGGGCCAGGCGCGCGAGGTGGCGATAACACCGACGCTTGCCGAGGCCAACAACAATCGCCAGCGCACCAGCTATGAGCGACTGAGCCAGGCGCGCGAGACGCTGGGCGTGCGCAGTGAGACGCGCATACAGCGCGAGATTACGCAGACAGAAGCCGCTTACAAGCGCCTGGCGGCCAGCGGCACGCTGAGCGCCGCCGAACAGGCTCGCGCCCTGGAAGCGACCACGCGCAAGGTGACCAGCCTCACGAACGAGATGGGCCGACTGACGGCAGCGCAAGACGCGGCGGCGCGATCTGCCGCCCGCCAGGCGGCCACGGAGGAGCGCATACAGGCGGCCGTGGCCCGCACCAAGGCCCGCGCCGACCAGGTACAGGCCACGGCGCAAGCTGACGCCGGCAGGGGCCACCAGGCGCTGCAAACGGGCGGCGCGGTGGTGGCCGGGGTGGCGGCGGGGGCGTACACGCTGCGTGAGCCGATGCGCCAGGCGATGGGCTTTGACGAGCGGCTGGCGCACATGGCCAACACGGCTTACCGCGAGCGCGATGCGACAGGGCGCCGCCTGGGCATGGGCGAGCTGCGAGCTGCTATTGATGCTGCGCAGGTGCAAGGTGGGGGCACTCGTGATGGAGCGGCCGAGGCGCTGGATGCGCTGATGGCAAAAAATGCGATGACACCCGCTGAGGCGATCCAGTTTTTACCGACGATCACCAAAGCGGCAAGTGCCGCCAATACCAATCCGGTGGAGCTGGCCAATATTGGCCTCCGAGCGATGCAGAATTTAAAAATCGCTCCGCAGGACATGCCCAACGTGCTCAACATGGCGCTGGCGGGCGGCCAGGCGGGCGGCTTTGAGTTGCGCGACATGAGCAAGTGGCTGCCGCAGCAGATGGCAGCAGCCACGATGAGCGGCCTGAGCGGCAAGGTGGGCTTTGCCAAGCTGGTGGCACTTAACCAGGCGGCCACTATCACTGCTGGCAACGAGACGGAGGCAGGTAACAACGTAGTCAACCTGTTGGCAAAGATCAACAGCGAAGATGCGGCCACCAATGCTAAAAAATTGGGTGTGGATCTACGCCGCTACCTAGCAGAGCAGCGCGGCCGGGGCGTGGACTCGATTGACGCTTTTGGCGCCTTGGTCAACAAAACTGTGGCTGCGCGGCCAGACTACCAAGCCTTTCAGGCGGAGCTCAAGAGCGGCAAGACCGACGATGAGCGCCGCGCGGCGCTGGAGGGCATGAGCATGATTGCCCAAGGTGCAGGCGTGGGCGCATTGATCCAAGACCGGCAAGCCCTGATGGCGCTACTCGGGATGATGAACAACAGCGCCTACATGCAAACGGTGCTGGGCGAAGTACGGGCGGCCGACGTGCGCAGCGGCGGCGCGGTGGACCGCAATTTTGAGGTGGTTTCGGGCACCGATGCCTACCGCTCACGCCAGCGTGAGGAGGCGGTCAAGGCGGCCGAGCAGGCGGCGCTGGCCAATGTGTCGGGCGGCAAGCTCAATGACGCCATAGCGGGCCTGGCTCAACGCTTCCCGGCGCTGACGGGCAGTGCAACCCTGGCGGCCACGGCCCTGGCGGCGGCCGCTGGTGCTGCCGGGCTGTTTGCGCTGACCGCCGGTGGCGGCAAGGGCGGTGGCTTTGCTACCGCCGCCGGCCGGGCCATGCAGTACCTGCCGAGCGGTAAGAGTTTGGGGGTGGCCGGCGTGGCGGGCGGCGCGGCCATGCTGGGCGATGCGGCGCTGGGCGCTGTGGCCGGGCCTGAGTCGGCGATCACGCGATATGGCTCGTCGGCCCTTAACGGCGCGGCCATCGGCGCCACGCTGGGCAGCATGGTGCCAGTGCTGGGCACGGCCATCGGTGGCGCGATCGGCGGGGTGCTGGGGCTGAGCATCCAGGGCTTTAAGGATGCGTTTGTCACTCCCGAGGCACCCAAGCTGCAGGCCGACATCAAATTGAGCGTGAGCAATGACGGTGTGGCAGTGACGCGCAGCGACTTGCGCGCCAGCGGCATGGACGCGACGCTGACGACCGACACGGGCAGCATTTGGCAAGGGGCGATGTGATGGCTGACTGGACGGAGCGACTGACGCGGGCGCGCTGGCGCGGCTTTGAGTTTTTGACCGATGCCCTGGACAGCACACACGGCCAGCGCCTGGTGGTGACCGAGCTGCCGGGGGCAGACGAGCCGGTCGTTGAAGACCTGGGCGCCAAGGCGCCGACTTACAGGCTGAGCGCTTATTTCATCGGCGCGCAGTACGACTTGCAGCGCAACCAGTTTTTAGACCTGCTGGCCACACCGGGCGCGGCCTGGCTGTATCGGCCGCTGATGGTGGACGTGTGGGTGCGGGCGCAGACATGGAGCGTGCGGGAAAGCAACGACAAAGGCGGCTACTGCACCGTGCAGGTGGATTTTGTGCCTGGAGGCCAGCAGCTGAGCGAGCCGACGACGGACTTGGCGGACATCGCTTTTGAGAGCGTGGCCAGCATGATGGAGGCCGCTGATTTTGATCCGCTGCCGATGTCGACCGACGAGCTGGCGGTGTTTATCGACCGGGTGCAGGGCGCGTTGAACGTGGTGCGCAACGTGCTGGCGAAGGCCCGAGGGCCGCTGACCTGGCTGCTCAAAGTGCAGGCGCAGATTAACGCGGTCAAAGGGATCATTGCCGAGGCGTTGGCGCTGCCCGGGGAGTACGCCCAGGTGCTGCGCACACTGGCGAACTCTTTTGCCTCGGCGCCCGACGAAGACAGCAGCACCGGCGAAAAGACATCGGACGCCCAGCGCACGCGCACGGTGGCGGCGCTGGCGCGATGCGCCACGGCGGTGACCAGTGAGAGCCTGGTGGGCCTGCCGACTGCGACGCTGCGCCGCAATGCACAGGCGGACATGATCATGCGTGCAACCCAGCTGGCGGCGGCGGCGATGACCGTGGCGCTGGCGGACTACCAGGACGCCACGGCGCGGGCGAACGCGATCAGCGCGGTGCTGACGGTGCTGGACGTGCTGATGCCCCTGCAGCTTGACCAGGCCGTGGCTGCGACGGACAGCGCTAGCGCCGACCAAGCGGCGGCCGCAGCGGACGGCGTGCGCGTCGACCTGGCCTTGGTCGCAACGGACAGCGTGCGCGTCGATCTGGCCTTGGCCGCGCTGACCAGCGCACGCGCTGACCAGGCCTTTACCGCGACGGCCAATGCGCGCGCTGCGCTGCTGCAGGTGCTGGCGGCCCAGGTGGCGACGGCGGAGGTGGTGCGCGACGTGGTGCGGCCGCTGCCAGCGGTGGTGCTGGCGCTGGACATGGCTGCGGACGAGGCGACGCTGCTGGCGCGCAATGCGGTGCGTCACCCATTGTTTGTGCAGGGGCGCGTGTATGGCTGATTTCCCCGTGTCGATCCGCTTTGACGGGGTGCGCTTTGACGGGTGGCGCACGGTGAGCGTGAGCGACAGCGTTGATGATCTGTGCGTCAAGTTGCGGCTGGCCAGCGTGGTGTCGCCCGGCTTTGGCAGCGACCTCGGGCTGACGGCCAACAGCGTGATTGAGGTGCTGGCCGACGACGAGCTGGTGACCACGGTGCGGCTGGACATGATGCGCCGCCATGTGAGCGCCAATGCGCACGATGTGACCATCGAAGCCCGCAGCCTGGCGCGGGAGCTGGTGGACTGCCAGTACTCGGTGACGCTCTCGGGCCTGACGCTGGGGGCCATCGCAAAGCGGCTTTGTGAGACCTTTAAAGTGCCTTTACAGGTGCCGGGAAAGACGGCGCTGGTGCCCGAGTTCGCAATGCAGTCCGAACTGCCGGCCAATGCCCTGCTCAATGCCGCTCGGGCGGCCAACAAGCTGCTCTACCCCACGCCAGACGGCGGCTTGCTGCTGACGGACCCGACAGACGCGGCTGCGGTGGCGACGCTGGTGTACGGCGAGCACTTCGCGAGCTACGACCTGGTGGACGAGCACCGGCTGCGGTTTTCGGACTACGTGGTCAAGACGTTTGACTACGGCGGCGGCCGCGCGCTGAAGGGCACGACCAAGGACGAGGGGATCACGTTCTTTCGCCCGATGCACATCATTGCCGAGCGCGGCGGTCACGACCTGGCAGGCTGCGAGAGCCGGGCCGCCCTGGAGCGCAACCGGCGCCGGGCGCGGGCGCGGCGCCTGGAACTGGCCATACCCGCGTGGGGCCATGCCGGCGGGCTGTGGGCGATCAACACCCAGGTGCGCGTGGTGATACCGTCCGAGGGCATCGACGAGGTACTGCTGGTGGGCGAGCGGACGCTGCAGCTGGACGCCAAGGGCGGGCGCACGGCGCACCTGCAGCTGATGCCGCGTGAGGCCTTTTTGGGCGAGCCCAAGGCGAGTAAAAAGCGCTCGGTGGGCAGCACGAGGCGGGGCCGATGAACGCGGCGCAAGTGTGGCAGCGGCTGCGGCTGATGGTGGCCCAGGGCGTGGCCACGCGCATCGGCGCCTCGACCGTGCAAGCGACTGTGCTTGATGACGAGCAGTTGCTGGCCATCCGGGTGGAGCCCTACGGGCTGAGCTACCGGGCAAAGCCGGGCGCGGAGGTCTACGTCGTGTACCCGGCCGGTGACCGCGCCCGGGGCGTTGCGCTGGTGATTGGCGACAAGCGCTACCAGATGGATCTTGCCGAGGGCGAAGTGGCGCTGCACGACGATGAGGGCAACTACGTCAAGCTGGGGCGCGGTGGCGTGATCACGGCCAAGTCGGCCACCTCGGTGATTGCCGACACGCCGCTGGTGCGGACCACGGGCGACCTGATCGTGGAGGGCAAGCTCCAGGTGATCGGTCACAGCGAGCTGGCTGGCGGCGCGACCGTGGCGGGCGCTCTGACAAACAACGGCACTTCGGTCGGCAACGGCCACACGCACACAACCAATGGCATCGGCGCACCGACCAGCGCCGTGAGGGCATAAGCATGATTTACCTGCAACGCACCACCGGCAATGGCGCGCCGCGTTTTGACCTGGCCATGTACCCGGCCGACACCGACCCCACGGCGCTGGACGCGCAGACGCTGATTTACGCCGTGCTCTACACCGACGCCCAGGCGCCGGCCGGCCGGGTGCAAGACGGGCGGCGTGGCTGGTGGGCTGACCCCGCTGCCGGCACCGGCCTCTGGTACGTGCGCCGGCAGGCGCTGGACAGTGCTGCCCGGCGCGAGGCGATCGACATGGTGCGCGCCGCGCGGGCCGCACGCTCGCCAGCGCTGACGGAGATCAGCGTGGCGGACGTGACACCCGCAGGAACTGTTTCGGAGGTATTGATACAGGTGACCGGCAAACACAATGGCCTGGCCTTCAGCGTTCCTTTCGCCCTGTAACCCTCTGACCCATGCTCTACACCCGCCCCAGCTACACCAATCTGCGCGCGCGCATTGCTGCCGACCTGGCAGCGTTGCCCGCTGCGCTGAGCGGGCCTTTGAGTGCCGCCTGGGCCAAGGCTTGCGCCGGCCTGCATGGGCACCTCGATTGGTCGGTGCTGCAGACATCGCCCCTGACCTGCGAGCTGGAGCGGCTGTACGACTACGCCGCGCTCTACCAGGTGGAGCGGCTGGATGCCACGGGCGCGACCGGCTACCTCACTGCAACCGGCACGCCCGGTGCGCAGCTGCTAGGCGATGCGCTGGCCAGGGCTACCAACGGCTTGGATTACCAGGTGGTGGCGGCGGTGACGATGCCTGCTGGCGGCAGTGTGCAGGTGGCGGTGCGCTGCACCAGTACGGGCGCTGCCTCCAACCTGGTGACCGGCCAAACGCTGACGCTGACCAGCGGCGTTGCCGGCATCGACAACACCCTGACGGCAAGCGCGCCCGGCGTGACCGGCGGCGCTGACCTGGAGCTGCTTGACGACTGGCGCGCCCGCGTGGTCGATGAGTGGCAGACGGTGGTGACCGTGGGGGCGCGCGGCGGCCGCTCGGCCGATTACGTCTACTGGAGCAAAGGCGCCCACCCGAGCGTGACCGGCGCACTGGTGCAACTGCACGTCGGCGGCATCGGCATCGTGACGGTTCGGCCCATCTGCAATGGGCTGAGCGACCGCCTGCCGTCCCAAGCCGTGCTGGACGCCGTGGCCGCTCGGCTGACTGACATCGCGCCGGTCTGTGACATCCGCGCGATCGCGCCCACGCTGCGCCCCGTGGCTGTGCAGCTGCACCTGGCGGTGGGCGCTGACACGGCGGGCACGCGCACGGCGATCACCACGGCGCTGACCAACCTGGTCAACGCTGAACAGACGGGCGGCTCGCTGCTGACGCTGGCCGAAATTGACGTGGCCGTGGGCTCTGTGACCACGCAATTCGCCCGCCTGGCGCCGGTGGCTGACACCACTTGCCAGGCGGGCGAAATCCTCAAGCTGCAGGTGACCTGGGCATGAGGCTGACCCCGCACACCGCTGCCGACTACGGCGACGCGCTGCGGACGCTGCTGCCCCCGGGCGAAGCCTGGGATTGGCCCGCCGGCGGGCTGGGCGACAAGCTGCTGATCGGCACCGGGCAGGAGCTGGCCCGGGTGGATGCACCCGTCGCCGAGGTGCTGGACCTGGCCCTGGTGCGCCACACGCTCAAGCGCTCCAGCTGGCGCCTGGTGGATTACCGGGCCGTCGCGGCCGCTTCACAAGCCGGCATCGTGGAGACGGTGCCACGCACCGCATTCGTGGCCGGCTCACCCGCTGGCCAGCGCCTCTGGTCCAAAGCCGGCGCGGCTTTTACCGTGCCGGTGCAGCAGGTCGACGTATGCCGCCCCTTCGCGGCCGGCAGCGCCGCCGGCACCCGCCTGTGGGGCGAGCGCGCCCGCTATGTGCTCCTCGTCGGCTACTACGCCACCGTCGCCGACCTGGCCGCGCTGCGCGAGGCGCTGACAGCGTTCAAGCAAGCGAGCATGCTGCTTTTTTTCATTGATGTCACCGGCGACGGTGGGGAGGTTGTAGATGCATAAGATCGACGGCGCCGGCCACCAGGCCGGGCAATTTGTGAGCGAGGACGTGGCCAGCGGCCGGGCGCCGACGCTGGTGACGCCTGAGTGGCTCAATTCGGTGCAGGGGGAGCTGGTGGCTGTCGTGGAGGCGGCTGGGCTCACGCTGGATAAGGGCAACTCGGCGCAGGTGCTCGCAGCGCTGAAGTCTGTGTTCGGCGATGGCCCTGGGGCTGTGCAATTTTTTGCACGTTCGACCGCGCCCACTGGCTATCTCAAAGCCAACGGCGCCGCAGTTTCTCGCACCGCCTACGCAGCATTGTTCGCAGCGATCGGCACCACTTTTGGCGCTGGCAACGGTTCGACGACGTTCACGCTGCCGGACTTGCGAGGGGAGTTCCTGCGCTCACTGGATGATGGCCGTGGTGTTGACTCAGGACGTGCTTTAGGCAGCGGGCAAGGCGCTACAAGCGTCTACATGTGGTCCTCGACAGGTCGCACCGGCCGCGCTCAGGACGGTATGGACCTTA